AGTCAAGAGAGCTAACGTTAACTTCTACTGACTCATTACCGATAATTGTTTTCTTTCTGTGACCTATAATAATTACATGATCACAACAGTCCATAAGCGCAGTAATCATATTCATTACTCTTGTACGCACTTGATTATAACCATCACCAAAAGGAATCTTAGCAAAGCTATCTACATTGTTATCTCGGGCTACGTCTTTCTCAAACCAAGATACTACATTATCTATAGTATCAAGAGCTAAGTAATCATATACTGTACCCTCATCACCTTTTAGTGCTTTTACTACCTCTTTTAATTCTGTGCTATTATTAACATGTACCTTTAATGCATCTACATATCTAGTACCTTTCTCAGTATCTATAATCAAACAGTTGTTTAATTTAGATAACATTGTTGTTTTACCCACTTTTGATTGTCCGAAGACAGTTAACAGTGAAGGGTTTACTGTTTTTGATTTAATTACTTGCGTTGGTAATTCCATATTTACTATTAATTTATTAAGTTATTAAAATAATTTACTCTCATAGGTATCAAAGCGACCGTTCTGTAGATTGTTCTTTAATCTAGTCAAACCTGCAACACCAGTTCTGTTCTTTAAACAGTGTAGGGCTACAAGATCTGTAGTAGGGAAACGCTTCTTACCATAATACTCTAAGTTAAGAAGTATTGGTTGATGCAATACCATAACAACATCAGCTGCATGATATATCTGTTTACTACCGTGTATATCAGTTTTAGTAGGATAATGTAGAGCTGGATTCGTAGGATCTCTACGTTCCTTTGATTCCATCTTGTCATTCATCTGTCCTACAAGTATATTACAGGTATTAAACTCTTTTCTTACTTGTATAAACATCTTACCTAGCTCCGCTAGAGACTGTATCTCATTCTCACCGGGGTTAGGTGTTACAAGAAGAGTATGATCTAAAGATATAACTATCTTACTATCTTTGAATTCATTACAAAACTCATTGATAGTAGCATATATTCTATCTCTCGTAGCAGGAGTCTCAACATAAAATACATTATTGTTCTTCATCCTGGTATATTGTT